CTACGTCTTACTGATGATGATTAAATAGGAATAAACTATGGCATCGACAGACAAAGACATCGGGATATTGATAGGCCGTCTTGGGGCGGTGGAAGCCGATCTGATAACGGTGAAGAAGGACATGCGGATTATCCTGAAAACACTGAATGAAGCCCGTGGTGGGTGGAAGACTTTATTGCTGGCTGCTGGCGTTGCTGGAACTGCGGGTGCCTTAGTCTCGAAAGCTCTGCCATTTCTCGGCGGAAAATAGTAAGGATGCTTGGTGAAGGAACTTATTTTATTCGTATGTGCATTATCCAATCCGCAGTGTGAAAAAAGTCCAGAGAAGATAGTCGTGGAGTATTATGATAATGTCCTTTGCTATAAGGTGGCGCAAGAAGCAGCAGCGGCAATCTTACGTCAAACTGATAGACTTATGTCTTACACTTGCGATGGTGAGCAGTATTTTCCTCACCCCGATCCTCCTTATCTTATTGTTCCTGATGACCATACCATAGGGTGATGTATAAGTACTCAAAAAATTCACAAGAGAAACTTAACTCATGTTGCCCTGCACTACAAGAGATATTCAATGAAGCTCTCAGGTTTATAGATATCACTATTATAGATGGACATAGAGATGAGAAGCGTCAGAACGACTACTACGAATCGGGTAAGAGCCAAGTGCGGTTCCCTAACGGAAAGCATAACACACTTCCATCGGAAGCTATCGATGCTGCTCCCTATCCGATAGACTGGCATGATAGAGAAAGAGCCACTCTGTTTGCCGGGTTCATACTAGGCATGGCAGCTACGAAGGGAACACTACTTCGTTGGGGAGGCGATTGGAACCATGACTGGCAAGTAAAGGATAACAACTTCGATGATCTCTGGCATTTTGAGCTTAGTAAGCGGCCTAATTAGAATTGGCTCGCAAATTCTTGACTATATTGAGAAGAGGGAGTTAATACAGCATGGAAAGACTGAAAAGACTAACGAGAATCTTCTTCGCTGGAAGAAAAAAGTGGACGCTGCTCGTCGTGCTCGCTCTAGTGTTGGTAGTGACAACGGGGTGCATCTCGACCCGAACCGACGTGATTGATACGTCGTGTGACGCCTTCAACGTTATTACTTATAGTAGTGGTGATACTCCCCTGACGAAACAGCAAGTCCGTGAGCACAACGCTGCGTGGCTATCTGTATGTAGTGAGAATCTAGTTAATCATTTTGAGTTCCTATATACCGGTAATCCCTATCTCCTTCCTTCGTTAGGACTGTCACTTCGATAACCTTCATATCTCTTAGGACAGTTATGATACTCTCCAAGGATACGTCGTCTACATTCCTGTAGAAGTCTTTAAGCAACTGTGAACGCCGCACAGAACCACGCTTCTTTATATACTGAATAATGTTGTCCGTGTCTTCGGCGTATCGCGCCCGTCCGATGCCGCCGAAGATGCGGTTCATCTTTATCTCCGCGTTTTTCATAATTGCCAATGCCCGGTTAAGATCCTCGATGCCTATGGTAAGGTCGTCTGTATGTGAAGCTGCCATGACCATAGCTATCTTCTTGGCGTGTGTCGGCCTTCTGGATGCATAACCGTTGAGGGCAGGATCACCTAGGATTGGACGCCCTGATAGCATCTCTTTGTCCATGTCCTCGTACCATCTCTCGTACTTCTCCAACGCCTCTGGACTGAATTTATACTCACCTACTAAGGATTGGATAATCTCAAGGTCATGTATGAGATCGTCCCGTAAACTAGGATCTGGCATATTCAGGTTTGGGTTTGTCACCGTCTTTCTCTTTGCATCCTCAACTACGAATATACAACGAGATGTGAAGCCACCCCCTATGGCTTCCTTAGTCAAGATGTGTGGTAGCCAATCGGGAGCCGTGGCTGCCAGCATATTGAAGCACATACCCGTGATTTCGTCCACACCTTGATGCTTCGTCCTCCTAGTCCATCTATCTCGTGAGTCATACCAGTTGGTAAGATAGGCTAGAAATGTACTATTTTGGTATCCTGTGAAGACGGATAGCTCCTCACAGAAGCATGTGACGGCACTTTGGAATTGATGATTACCTGTTATTGGGTCAACGTATGTTATTTCACTCATCTTGATATCTCTGATGATGCTCTCTTGTGAGTTATCCTCACCTATTGTTGAGATATTCAGTTCGTCCACCATCCAACGAACGATTTCAATAGGCTCGGCCTTTCGAGCAATTCCCGACGGCCCAACCAATACTATATAATTATTAGCATATACTGTGGAATGTCCCCAAGGCATATACACTTTTCTCTGGAGTGCTGCTGAGATAGCGGCCACCCCTGCCCAGGTGTGATATGATAGTGGACTTTCGCTTTCTTCTGTGTATCTAAGATGTGCTGATAGCCAGTCGTCAAGCCGCCTCTCGGTCATTTTTAATGATCCTTAATACCTCACGGACAGATTTCTCTGTCTCCTTCTGATTATCCGAAAGGACAGCTTCGTGCATGTGTCCCCAGTCTGTGCCGATCTTCATTGTAGTGCCGATGCGAAACTCCTTGCTATTATAAACAAGGAGTGGGTTCATGTAGTCTAGGCCGATCTTTACACCTGCTTCTGCTATAAGTGCAGGGTCTGCTGGCATCTGGTTTAGGGTGCTATCGTGAATTTGTCCGAGTATCTCTACTTTTTGCATAACAGAGCTTTTGTCATTATAGGTCTTAACCATTCCCTCTCTCGTACAGTCAAAGACCGTACTCTGAGGGAGAAAGGAATAAGCTGAGTCAAATAGTTCAGGCCCCCATGCTTCCATAAAGCGTCGTTTACGACCGAAGCAGTTGGTGAGAGTTCTAGTTTCTCTAAGAGTATGCTGAACGGTCTTGTGCCATATGGGGATGCCAGGATAAGCAACGGTCCTATATAGCTCAACGATACGCTTTGCCTCTGTCTCATCCATCTCGTTTTCCAAAGCAAACCGCTTATATCGCATGTCGTAGTTGAGTCCATGATTGCTTTTCTTCCCCGCCTGTCTAATCGACATGCTACGCGGTAGAAAGACGTCGGGAACACGCAGCTCAGGTATGCTATCTCGCATCTCTGCGATAAGCTCTGGGTTGGTGTTCTGACCGATGGCCTTATTTTCCTTATCTACCACATCTTCTGATAAGCCGCTAATAAGAGAGCCTGTCACTGTATGAGGACTCTTTCCTTCTTCTATGACGGCCAACATATTAGCATCACCTGTGAGATGAGCTACTACGACCCATTCTGCCCCCGTCTTATCGAGTTCGACTAATACGTTCTTCAATGTTTTACCTCCTCCTTGTCGTCTCCCAAGTCCTCATTCTCCATAATAAGTTCGGCATAAGCAGCTAGTACATGCGCTGTCAACCTGGCTGCGTTTGTAAAATCGACGTCTGTTGTTTTTACTATATGATCGGACAACTGAGCGCACCAAAGACATAGTTCCTCCATCAGTTCCTGAGGAGGTGCATATCTCTCTATTCTTACGTCACCTTTCTCTGACATATCCTACTCCCTATCTGCTATGATGAACTCTTTGAACTCGGGATGAAGATTTTGCATATTCATCCCAGTCCCAAAAATGGTCTGTGAACTGGAAAGCCTACCCGTAACAGTTCCACGCGGATTATATGAGCACCGGATACGATCATCTTTGTCCACACCAACCTCAAGATAGGTGCCGTGAAGTTTCTTGAGGGAACGAATCTCCTGAACGAGCTTTGCCTCAGGCAAGTGGTGTCTACGATATATCCTCGACATAGCTTTGTCGTCAGTTGTAGGCCTGCCGGTAGAACGTGAGATATAGGGCTTGATACTTTTGGTAACGTAGAAGTACTCTTGGCATTGTTTAGGACTTGCTGGATTAAACGAGTGTTCTGCTACCTTCTCGAGTTCATCTTCCTTTTTCTTTATTTGCTCCTCTACCCTTTCTTTTGTTTTCGCGAGGGCGTCACGGTCAACTCTCACCCCACGAGCCATCATGTATATAAGGACTGGGAATAGATCAATCGTGTCCTGATACGACTTTAGGTAATCATCGTCTGTGAGTATAGATTCTATGGCTTCCCATATCTCGAAGGAAGTAGCACTATCCCTACAGTTGTAAAGCCAGAACGCCTCGAGGTCAGCCCAGGGTTTCTTCCATAACTTTCCATCATCTTTATAATAGGGCTCATTTGTATGCATAGAGCATAGAAAGTCCAGCCCCTTGGGGAAGTCAGGGTAGATAATATGATGTGCAACCATAGTGTCGCATATTCGTCCTTTTGTTGTAATGCTGTTCTGCATGAACAAAAAAGATATATCGAATATAAGGTTCTGACCAATCTTGTCTATAGTAGGATTTGACAGCACATCTTCAATAGCAAGCCATATATCTTCTTCTGCTTGTTCAGACCATCTATCCTTTCCCCCGTCGTCAACGAAAGGTATGCTCATACACATGACAGGGCTAGTTGCAAACGAGATACAGGAAACCTGATGATTTATAACTTCGATATCAAAAGCAACTGCTTTCGCATGTTTACAATCTTCTAGGAAGGAGATAGCTTCTTCATATGTTGGGTCTATGAGGAGAGTGCGCTCAAGGAGGCGAAGCTCTGAGTACTCACTTTCTTTCTTAGCCTTCGCTAGGTCTGAAGCTATGAAATGACGCCATGTATAGTTTCCTCGTAAAGAAGCTGCTGGATGAATAGTAGGAATAACCTTACGCTTAGGTGCTTTTTCTCCTGCCGTAAGTATGCTCCCTCTCCACTTCATTATCCTGTTGTCGCCGACGAGGAAACCCAAAGCGGTTCCGCCCAGAGGAACTATGACATTCGCAGCACACGCGGCTAGGCGTTCTACACAGCCATTGGAACGCTTCTCTCCTAACTCGGTCAAACCACCTTTCTTTGTCCATAGTATGTCACCTTCTGTAGTAGTAACCATATCACCTGTCTTGCTTTTCTTAACCTCCGTCTCGAATACATTAGTTAAATAGCACTCCCGTCTCACGATGCCCGCTGCGTGCATACACTGTTCTAATAACTGGCCGGACGGCCCTACGAGAGGCCGTCCAAGACGGACTTCCGTCCGAGCGGGAGCTTCCCCTAATATGCAGATTTTGCTTTCAGGGTCGCCTTCTTCCCAAGGTTTTGTGTTATTCACTAGAGCCTCCCGTCTTATCTTTATACACCGCATTAACAAACCGTGTCTTTGTCATCTTGTCGATGTCCCATCCGAAGCCAAGAACATCTCGCTGGTAGCAAGCTCTGACCGTGACGCCTGATCCAAGAAAAGGAACGCAGATCTTACTTCCTGGATAGACAAACGTATCGAGTATTTCCAACATAAGTTCAATAGGTCTCTCAGTCGGATGGATTTTGTTTTGAGGTGCTACTGGTCTGAATACGAATGTATTATTTCTACCTGGAGTGCGTAGCTTAGGCTTACCCTTCCTACATATGAAGAAGGGTTCATAAGCGTTTCCCAACATAGTATCAGGGGAGGCAGTTTGGCCGGCGTGGTCTTTCACCCAGATAGCGGGAATGTCAGACACCGAGAAGCCAACCTTCTTGAGAATTTCTCGTACTTCCTTATACCAAGTAGGCCCGAACCACCATACCATGAAGGTATCTTTCTTGAGACAGGTAAAGCATTCCTTTGCAACTGCTTCGACAAAAGCAGGATATTCTTTGGCATCTACTTCGTTATATGCGTCCATCTGAACAAGGTCTTGGTTTCGACTTTTTCTCTTATCCAGTTCGACGGCGTAAGGAGGATCTACTTCAATAAAATGAAGATCGTTCTTATACGCTTTCTTGAGTCCCTCAATAGCATCACCTATTTGATAATGCTTCTCTGCATGTTTAGCCACATCTTTCCATCTACTATCATCTGTGCTAATAAGCGTTTGTGTTACAACATCTTCTTCTAACTGCTTATATTTTTTCCACGCTTCCTTCTCCGTTTTGCTATCTCCTAACTCGGGGACGACCTCCAGCATATCTGCTAATTGTAGCCTTCTGGATGTAGCTCCTTCAGAACCTTCCATTAGCTCAGCTTGCTTCTTCTGTGTCCACTCAGGATCTTGTTCAAGGCGAAGATCGAAAATGCGTCTCTCTAATCTTGTTCTTTCCGTCCAGTGGAAATCTTTCCGCATCGTGTTTTCGATAAGTTCGACTTCACGCGCGTCCAGTTCTCCTTCCACTTCTCTAACGACCACCGGAATAGTTTTAAGACCAGCCTCCTTCGAAGCGGCGAGTCTACGACCCCCGGCGAGAAGATTGTTTTTGCCGTCAACCGAAATAGGCTGAAGTAAGCCTTTGTCTTTAATACTCTCCACCAGAGAAGAAAGATCTCCCATTTCTTCACGATACCGTTCTCCCACCTTTATCTCATCAAGTTTCATATCTCTGGTTTTCATTTATCCCTCCAGCAGTTTAAGTAAGTCGGCCTTTTCCTCTATCGACAGGTTGTCAAAATTCTTCTCCGCCTTTCCTAGACGGTCGGCTTCTTGCTTCTTCCGAACCGTCTCAGCGTGCTTACTCACCTTTCGATCCTCTCGTATTTCTCTTAGTTTTTCCAGTCGCTCTTCGTGTGTCATATCTTTGAGCGATGTGCGTAGCATTTCTAGTCTGTTCATTTCTTTTCCTTATATACTATGTCGAAGTGTCCGTCCAAAATAGCACCGTATATCATGGCCCCGTGTTTTTCACCGGCGTCTATTACTCGCTCTAGTAGAACTCTTACAATGGGAGATCTCATACCCCACGGCATCTTGCTAAGTCGCTCGTACAGAGCTTCATCAATGGGTAGGGAAATACGCTTAGTAGTTGTGTCAGGCATCTTATTTTTCCTTATTCGTGGAGGATGGTATAAAATATATAACGTTCACATATGGTTAGGGGGAGCGGCGCGGTATGTAACCACATAAGGGGCATACATGGCCGCGCATAACGTTGCATAACGTTCGCAAAATACCGTTTTTCACCGCTCCTTAACCTATTTTTTATTGATCACCTGCTACGCCCATTCTAAGCGTAATTAGACCAAGACCACCAAGAATTTCAGTGCTATGGGTCAGCAGTTCGGCAAACGTAGTTTCTCCCGTGAGCCATGTAACTAAGGCCTGGGCGAACATAAGAAAGCCAATGATGTAAGTTTTCTTGCCTACTAGAAATTCCATACTTACCTCTCTGAAAGTGTCCCCATGCATCTGGCCTCTGCACAGGGACGAAGCGGGGGGAGGAGGCGGCCAGACCGCGAGGCATCTACTGGACGGAGGTCAGAGATGCCTACTCCACTCGTGGGAGGGAGACACGATTGTTGACGGAACCCTCGTACTCCTCCTGTTTCACGAAAATGTCCGATGCAGTTGCACCGACCAAATCCTCCGTGTTGAAACCGTTTTTCTCGAAGGGGATGTTGAACGCCTTGAGGAAACGGGTAATACCTCGCATTTTATTTCGCGAGGAGCTTTCGTCGTCGTCTGGGCCGACAAAGGTAAGATAGTGAAAGATAGTAGCCGCATCTGGATACTCGTCACTCTCTACCTTTATCATAACCATAGTTTGATCGCAGGTATCCTTCTTGTTCCTGCCATCTTTAATGTCCATGATCCGAAGATCGTAAGAACCTTCTGGGACTGGCTTGTCCTCGTAAGAGTCTCCCAGACCTTTTATTTCAACGATAGGCATTTTTGTGTTCTCCTTGTTTACAGGGTTAGGTTTAGGATTTTTCCGATACCATACTTGTTCGGGTTATCGAAATCTTGGATAGTCACGTCTTCGTACATATCCAAATTCGCTACCTGAGAGCGAATACACTGCAGACCACGAGTTTCCGGTCGGGTCTGAATCTCGTACTTCTTTTCCTTCTCCGTGCTTGCTGCTCTTGCCAGCCAGATGTTCGTAAATAAGAGGGGTATCATAGTCTTTGCGCTTCCAGCTACCTGCAGCTCCGTGCTGAGTTTCTTAGTGGTTTCATCCTGCCAGGACGTGATGTGTCCAGTAACATATATGTTTTTGCGCTCCGATGTAAAGGAACGGAACAGATCTGAAAGTTTACTTCCCACTATGCGATAGTCGGACAGCTCCTCAACCTTACCATATCTGTTATTGATATATGCGTTGCGATCGAACATAGCCTTCTGGAGAAATGTCATAGAGTCTAGGCATATCCAATCGTAGGCGTCGAAGAATCCTTCCTCCGCTTTCTTCGTTGCGCTTTCTACAAAGTCGATATAGAGGCGCGGTTCCTTTGCGCTGGACGGCCTATCTGATTTTGAACCCTTATTGAAGCCCTTGATAGTTGTGTCAATCTCTGTTGCTTCGGGGAGCCATTCCTCATATTCTACGTCCGCTCCTTGAAGGGAGGCCAGAGCATTGGGGTCAAATAGGAAGGCGAACACCTTTCCTGAGAGGGTTCGTATCTGTGTTGTTTTTCCTGCCCCTGTAGGACCAACCACCAGTATGTTTTGATAAATAGGCTGTTCTGCATCTTTAGCGTTAGGCATCATCTCCTCCGTTTTGGGGTCTATCTATAAGATCTAACAAAACACTACCTTCCCTGAGTATATCTTTTGCCACACTAAGATCGCTTCCCCATCTCTCTCCAACTAACTCAGAAGGTAATGGTGCAACAACACGTGTTATTCTACTCTGAACTATCATTCCAGCACATGCAGAGCAAGGAGCAAATGGCCAGGTGTAGAGAGTAGTGCACTCGAGAGAACGTCTAGCGAATAATATAGCGTTGCGCTCGGCATGAACTATCATCTTGTATTTAAGCTCACGATTTTCCAGACGCTCAGGAGTATCTTCGACGCCCCTGGGAAAGCCATTATAACCTAGCGATATTATATCGCGATAGGGGCCAATAATAGCCGCGCCTACCTTCGTAGAGGGGTCTTTAGACCAACTGGATATGTGTTCCGCTAGACTAAGGAAGCGGGTGTCCCACTTGCTAGTCATTTCTCAAGACCTATCTTATTTAATTCAAGACGGTCGAACGGACTCCACGGCTCGTTTTCGAAGCCGGCAGGTTGCTCCTTAACCGTTGGATTAGACCACATCTTACAGAGGTCAATATACGGACAGTTTCGTGCGAAGTCCTGACAGGAGTTCGTATTCTTGGGAAAGGCCGACATATAGGAGTTTTCGTCGTCAATAGTGAGACTACAATTCACCTCGATTTGGTGTATCCAGTATCGTGCTTCCCAGAGCCATGCATCTAACTGAGCGTGTTGTCGCTCGACAGGGATGAGGACGAAGCCGTCGTGGACTGTTTTATGGACGAGCGCGGCATCCACCCAGACTGCCTTAGCCTTGTCTCCATATAGCATATGCGCTGCGTGAAGATAGCCGTCAATCTGACTATCAGGCGAGAAAGAGTCGATAAACGTCGAGCGGAATGTTGAAGCCTTGCTGTAGAGCGAGGAAGTCTTGTGTTCTCCGACATAGATTTCATCCTTTATCGCAAAGATTTTATCCATTCTACCCACATAAAACAAGGTAGCATCTTCTGGGTCTAAAGGGACCGCGAATGGTTGTTCTACTGCGAGTAATTCAAAGCCGGGACGAGAGAATAGCGCCCTTCGTTCGTCCACGTATGCGTAGAGCATCTCCAGAGCGTTCATAGGCACCCTAGGTTGGAGACGATCCAGCTCGAATGGGTCACTCTCTTTAGGATCAGGCCCACCGTTTTCTACCCAACAAGTGAGGAACGCTTCATAGCCACATTCGGCTACTTCTTGCGTCCTCAATTTTTGAGGATCGTTCTTGCTCATAATCTCCCAGACTATATCCATCGCTTCGTGCCATGCGCTACCGAAGACAAGGGCGGGCATAAAGCCGGTTCCCGCCCAGTTACGGCTGTGGCGAAAGTAGAATTTACGAGGACAAGTTCGGAAGTCTTTAATGCGAGTGTTGTCGAAGTAACGATCTTGCATAATTTTCTCCGTCTGCAAAATTGATTACAATTATATTATGCCATATCCATTCGGTAGATGCAATACCCATTATACCTCGCAGGACTTAGCACCGGTTAGTGGATCAATCAGACATGCTGTGTCGTCTCGCTCTTTTTCCTCAACGTAGATTCCAAACCTCTTACCGTTTCTGTTGAATGTAGTACATCCTTTTGCACCACCCTTGTATGCTTGCGTATAGAGTTTCTTGAAATCATCGAAGTCTATCTGGCCACGTTTCTTTTTCTCGCCGCCATTCACTCCGTTTACATTACACGTCTTGCTTACTGCACTATCTATAAACTTCTGCGCGGAGCAGAGGACACGGACGTGGTTACGAGCAGATACTTCGTGGGCCGTCCTACCCTTTACACCATAAAATGCGTATGCGTAGTCCTTGAGTTCGACCTCAATTTGTCCTTCCGGCATGTGAACCAGGCGTTTTGCGGATAATGCGTATGGTGGTTCTATCCCACTACTTATGTTATCTGCGCACATGCTTATAGTGCCAGTTGGAGCGAGAGATAACAATAGACCATTCCTCAAACCGAACTTGCTTATTCTCCCTCTTATCCTTTCGGGTAAGGTCTTAGCAAAGCCTGACGCTAACCATTGT